AAATGATGGCCTTGGCAGGGATTACAGCAATAGACAGAAAGAAGGCTGCGTTATGAGACTGGTGAGCTATACGAGGACAACAACGTGCTACCCAGGGAAATCAGGCTCTGTTGCCTCGATTACGGAGCAGAATGAGAGAATCGGAGAGTACGCACATCTGCACGGCTGGAGGATAAGCGAGAAATACAGTGACCGCAAAAGAGATCAAACGGAGAACAGCGCTTTTGAGAGATTGCTGGCAGATGGAATGCAAAGAAAGTTTGACGCTGTAATTGTTTCTTCTGTTTACAGAGCTGGGAAAGATCTGTGGGGAGCCAAAGAAGTCCTTTTGCAAACCTTCCACTATGCTGGCATCGGCTTTGTTGTAGTTGATGATGATTTCATCAGCATCGGGAAGCCAAATCAAGAGGCGGAGAAGTACTTCGACGAGAAATACAGTCAGTTCCGACAGGAGAGTATACGTTATCGCGTTAATCAGAGAAATCGAAATGGTATCCTATCATGGAACGATGTGAAGTACGGGTATAAGCTGACTGACGACTACCAGTTGGTCATTGATCCTGAGACTGCGCCGGTTGTAAAGAGAATGTTTGAAATGTGTGCGTCAGGGATGCACCCCGCGCGAATCGCGGAAATATTCAAACAAGAGAAAATTCCCGTCCCGCTGGTCTCACGGGGAATGAATGTGAAAATCCCTGATCCGTATAATTGGGATCGTCAGAGTATCAGAAGGTTGCTGGATAAAACCGTATATATCGGTCGCTGGTCTAAGGTGGTTCAAGGTGAGGTCATGTACTTTGAGAATGAACCAATAGTTGATAACGAAGTGTTTCAGAAAGCGCAGGATTATTTACAGACCATCGCCAGACATTCACAGGCTCCAGGACCTAAGCACAAGTACACAATGCTTGTAAAAGACAAAGAGAGAGGCTTCTGCTTTTTCTTCCGGAATTCAAAACAAGGGTACTCATACTTTACCTATATTTCTAAACCAGAGGGATATGAGGGGAATACACGTCTGCTGGTGACGGATTTAGAAGAAGCTCTGAGATCAAAATTAAATAATGCAAAAGATAGCGCCATACGGGTCAAGAATTTCATTGAAGCAGAAGGGGAGCGCTGGCTGGAACAGTACATGCAAGATCAGGAAACAGAGTTTCGCAGCAGGGCTTTTATGTTGGCAGAGCTTGAGCAGTCTCGGGTCGAATCATATAAGAAGTACTCTGACGGAAAAATCTCGCAGCAGGCCGTGGAAAACGAAAACCGCTCATTCCGTGATTTTGTCGAGAAACAGGAAAAAGAATTTCAGCGTTGCTCACAAAATATAGAGAGAAAGAAAAAAGCAATCAGTGCTGTGAATCCTTGGGTAAATCTCTTTCTTACGTGGGATGAAGAAAAGGTATTTGACCGGGAGACCTTAGTGAAATATATTGCGTCCGTAACGCTCGATCATATGGAAATTGACAATATTGAGCTGGTTGACGAAGAGTGGTATTGGGAATTGCCGGAGGGGTGGAGAGAATAAGATGGCAAGAAAGAGTAGAAAAACAATAGCTTCAAATTGCCCGCAAAATCAGATTGGGTATGTTGATACAGCAACTGTGTCCTCAAAAACTGAAACCCTGGCCACCGGAGCATATATCAGATTATCTGTAGAGAATAACGGTCATGAAACAGATAACAGCCTTAAAAACCAAATCCTTCTTGTTGAGACTTTTGTCCGGGAGCATGAAGAGCTTTCCTTGATTGATACCTATGTCGATAACGGTTTTTCAGGAACAAAGTTTGATCGGCCAGAGTTCGTACGCATGATGGATGATGTCAAATCTGGAAAAATCCAGTGTATCGTAGTAAAAGACCTCTCACGATTTGGACGAGACTACCTTGAAACGGGATATTATCTTGAGACTATTTTTCCACTTCTCAATGTAAGGTTTATTGCGATTACTGACCAGTTTGATAGCATCAGAGAAGAAGATCGTAACAGTATCTCCGTTCCTATAAAAAATATGGTCAATGCCATGTACGCAAAGGACTACTCCAGAAAACAGGAAGCCTTTCGGGACATGTGTAAGAAAACAGGGCGAGTCATGGGCGTCAATGCTGCTTATGGGTATACGTTTTCAAAGGAAACAAGACGAATGGAGATAGATCAGACAGTTGCTCCTTATGTCCATATGGTATTTGCCTGGGCGTTGGCGGGTGTTTCCAGGGCTGAGATCGCGAAACGTATGAACCTGCTGGGTGCGCCGACACCGGCATCGCGAATAAACCGAACAAGTGAAAACGAGTGGAAAGACTCAACAATCAAAGGAATCCTCTATAATCCCATCTATGCTGGTTTTCATGTAATGAATAAAAGTAAGGTGTCTGTCCTTAAAGGAATCGACCCCATGAGAACAGGACGCGATGAATGGCTCTACTTTCCAGACTTCCATGAGCCATATATAACAATGGAAGACTACAATGCGATCGAAACCATGATCGGGCAGAGTAAACAGGAGCGCACAGACCGATTAAAGGTCAGAGAAGAAATACGGGCACAGATGCCGGACGTGTTCAAGGGAAAAGTGTTCTGTGCTGATTGTGGACGGCAGATGAATTACGGTAGAGGTTCCCACCATAAAGGCTATAAGGATATTACATTTCAGTATTATCGATGCAGGTACAGCAAGCAGTTCGCAAAATGCAGCAACAAGAAAGTCCAGCAGAGCTTCTTGAAAATCGTGGTGATGGATCAGATACGTGCTCTCATTCAGGCATTCTGTGACAGGGCAACGCTGTTGGAAGAAGTCAAACGCTCTTATGCAAAACCAGGAGCATTGAATCCGATAGAGAGAGGGTTGAGCCGCTTAACTGAGAAAGAGCGTCTAATTGATGAAAAAATTCTCAGAGCCTATGAGGATTATGCAAGTAAGCTCCTGGAAGAAGATGATTATCTCGCCATAAAGAGCAAGCTCAATGCGGACAAAGCAGAGCTTGAGCAAAAGCGTGGGGAATTGGAGAGAAAACACGCAGCCTTAGAAAAGACAATAAACCAGTATGAATCTCTTGCTGAGCACTTGAAAGTGTTTCTTAATGCCACTGAATTTGATGAGGGCTTAGTAAAAGAGCTCGTAGACAAGATATTTGTCAGTGATGATGGGAGCGTAGAGATCATATTCTCCTGCAAAGATTTATTCGAGAGTAGACTACTGAAAGAGTATTTGTGTGAGAACGGAGAAAACGAGGATGGGAATTGCAAAATATCTTAGACTGTCGGAATCTGACGGAGATTTGGGCACTGACGGCAAGGATGAGAGCAATAGTATTGAAAACCAGCGTCTCCTTCTGGACAATTATATTGAAGCAAGGGAAGACCTGGTGGGGGAGGTCTATGAATATGTTGATGATGGATTCTCTGGTACAAATTTCGATAGGCCTGCGTTCAAAAGAATGATTGAAGACGCAAAAAAAGGAATAATCAATTGTATAGTCGTGAAGGACCTGTCCAGATTGGGAAGAGATTACATTGTTGCTGGAGACTATATTGAACAGATATTTCCCTTGCTGCAGGTGCGCTTTATTGCTGCCAACAATGGATATGACAGTGCCAAGACCACGGGCCAAAATGCCGGCTTTGATGTTGCAATCAGCAACCTGATTAACACCTTCTACAGCCGCGACCTTTCTAAAAAGCTGAAAGCGGCGAATAAGGTCAGGTGGAAGAATGGCATAAGTACGGCAGGTCATGCTCCCTTTGGATATGAAAAATCGAAGGAAGTAAAAGGAAAATTCGTTATAGACCCGGAGGCCGCAGAAATTGTGAGGTTTATTTTTGACCAAGCGATAGCGGGTAACACTACATCAGAGATTGCTTTGCAGTTAAATCAAAAAGGATACCCGACTCCGTGGGTATATAATAGTACACGGAGAAACTGGAAGATGAGTGAACCGATCACAGCGAAGAAAGAGCGCCTTTGGGATGGTACAAAAGTTGGGAGTATCATTAGAAAGTATGACTACACGGGCGCAATGGTCATGGGTCGGAGTAGAGTACTGGCGGTAGGGAGTAAGATGACCAGAACAACATCCAAATCTGAATGGACAATCGTCGAGGGAATCCATGAGCCGATTGTTACACACGAGGAGTATGAGGAGGCTAATCTTGCAATTCGCGACAAGCGTAGACCCGATTTTGTTATTGGGCAAAACTATCCGTTGAAAGGAAAAGTAAGATGCGGAAATTGCCGCATGTGCTTGGGTTACCAGGTGACAACATATAAAGAATACTTCGTTTGCAGGCACGGAAGACAGGTTGACCGCTTTTCTGAGTGCTGCAAAGATGAATACCCTGTAAAACATGTTGAATCAGTTGTCTGGAATGCACTGAAAGACTTCATTTCCACAATTGAATGGCTTGGAAACAAGGCAAGCACCAAGGCAAAAGAACAGGTTACGTCGATAAAAAAAGGTCAAAAAGCTGCCGAAGCTGAAATCAGCAAGCTTAAAGCAGAGAGGGTTCGACAGTATGAGTTTTATGCTGAAGGAGTGATTTCAAAGGAGGAATATATCAAAAAGAAAAAAGCATTGACGGACCAAATTGAAGAATCGGAAACACAGCAGCATATAAACGTGGACAGGATGGAGTTCCAAAAGGAGCTTTTGGACGATGCTGTAGTACTGAGAAGCCTATCTTCAAAGTTTTGCAATGAGGACAAGCTGACAAGGAAAGCTGTGTTGGCGCTCATTGATGCAGTCTATATTTATG